CATGGTTACCATATCCGATCACAGTCAGCAAGTGTGCATAAGGTGACCACCATTCAATGGCAGTTTCTACTACTGAATCTATATACTTTGCATTGTTGTGTTCAGGCCTGATGTCTGATTTGTTGCTTCTCCGATCCATGCGACCCTGCATGCAGCAAAAGAAATCCCCATTGATGAAGATAGGTATCTGATTTTCAAGGCAATAGTCAAGATGTCTTTTCAGCATATCCCTGTCACACTTGGGATTGTCCCAATGAATGTCAGACAAAAGTGCTACCCTGTTCTCCTCTTTGCTAAGTGAAAGTGAATGCACATTCCTTGCAATTTTGGTAAGTTCCATTTATTTGGTTTTAGTTTTTCACAAACTTTTCAAACCTAGACAGGATTGAATCAGGGCTAAAGATCAGGACTAGACCTATGCCTATCCCAAAACTAGCATCAGACCATGACAGGCCTTTCACAAATACAGATGCTACACTAGCAATGATCAGAATCAATCCTAGGGCTGTGGTCTTCCATTGTTTAAAGTTATTCACCTTCATGAGTCTAGGTCTATATTTTCACTATTGATTAAATTCCAAAAATGCTCTGAACATTCCTGAATGGTCTTCCCCTGCACTTCATCTAGTTCTTCATACTTTAGTCTCTCCCTGAAGTATTCTTTCATCTCCCACAGAATAGATTTCATGTTTGATCCATTAATGGCATTTGAGAATTCATGATTCTCTTCAGGTAGATTGAATTTTAGGATTGCCTTCATACTATTCCCCTATATTCTGCCTTGGCATCAAAGCAAGGACAGGCCTTATTTGCATTTGGAAAATCTCTGTGACCCTGAATGATCAGGCACTTGTTATCTGACCATTCAATCACCTCTTTTATGCACATCAAAATGGCTTCTTTTTGCACATCAGTTCTATTGTCTACGGGCTTGCCTTCCTTGGTTATCCCACCAATGTAGGATATGTGAACGCTTTCTTTGTTGAAGCCTTTCACCCCGTTTGCCATACTATCAAATGGCAGCAGTCTATGAATAGTGCCATTTTTTTCTATCAGCATATGATAGCCTGGAGACTTCCATCCAAGGGTATCCTTCCAATGCCTTTGAATAGCTTGTACTGTTGCTGTCTGTTGGGAAGCAGTGCAGTGAATAGCTATGTATTTGATAGGTCTTTTCATCTTCCTTGACCCCTGTATTTCTTGGGCTTATTCAATGCCTTTGAATAGGCCTTCTTTGCCTTCCCATTCCTTCGCTTTCCAAAGGTGATCTTGATCTGTGTACTAGTTCCCTTCTTCATCTTTCCGCTTGCTGTCAAAGATTGCCTTTTCATTCTTGATCTTGAAGACTAGCCACACGATTGATAGCAGTGAAATAATCACAGTCAAGAATACATTCACATTCATCAAATCAATAGCCTGAAATATGTTTGCTATGATTGCCACAAAGGTGGAAGGAAGTCCTATTTCATCCTTTTGGAAGATATTCATTTCAGTTAAATTGTAGGAATTGCACAAAGGTTCAAAGGTACAGGGCTGCTGATTTCTATCTCAATAGATACACCTGCCGTAAAGTCATCAAATCTCTCTTGGAAGAATTCAATGGTAGCATTTGTTGAAGGATTGAAGGAATAGGCTGTGTCTAGTTTCAACTTTCCTAGGACATCCAAGGCCACAAGCATCTGATCACTTTGAATCTGTAGCCTGTTTGATTTATCTTCAGTTAGCAGATCAGCAAATAGAAGAACAGCCCTGTATCTGATCACAGATGTAGAGTACTGAGCAGGTCTCACCACAGTCCAAAGGACAGGGTATTCTATTTCACCCCCATTATCTACATAGTCATAGATGTCACCTTCCCCGAAGGTTCGGATCATTGGGTGTGCTTCCTGTATTGCTTTTAACTTTGCTACTAGTTCGCTTAATGTCATCTTGTTTGGATAAATATTCCTTGAGTTTTTTTTCGTTCTTGGAATAGGCCATGATTAGAATGGTTTTTTATATCTGTTTCCTTGGTATCTTTCGCTGTATGGCCTGTAGTCTTCATAGTCACCCCTGCCTAGATTGATAGCTACCTTGTACTGATTAGATACAGGCTGAATAGTAGTCACATCAGAACCTGGATTTAGGTATTCAGGGTACAAGATATTATTAGCAGTCAGGTAGTTGATAGTTCTTTCCGCATACCACTCAGCATATCCCTTGTAGTATTGGCTGATAGACTGCAATTCTGCAAAGGTAGGTTCTTCAATGTTCTCACTTTTCCGCTTAACTACCCCCTTATTGACAAATTTGTACTGCAATGCCATAGGCAATTCACCTAGAACATAGTTGAAAAGGGTATCTGTGATGTAGGAATCTAGCAAAGTTTTGTACACAGCATTCCCTGCATCACCTATAGTACCTGCCACAATCAATTCAAGAATCTTATTGTATAGGGCAGTTCCCAAAATGGGATGAATGTACCTGTCCTGAGTCATCTTGATCACCTGTGTCACATTCTTCAGGTCTATATTTGCGGAGGCTACAGTGAAATCCTTGAAGGACTGCTCACTGATCATTAATACATTTGCACTCATCTTGATGTCTTTTCGATTACAACATTCCTTTTCCACTCATGCCTACAATAGGGAGTGACTATGTTTGATCCTGGTCTTCTGTACCATCCCCCACAAAGTTGGAACACAGAATATCCTAGCTGATTGGAGATGTTCTGAATCTCTTCCCTAGTGAATAGTTTGCTTTGCCCTTTGCCGTCTGAATTGTATAGCATATCACACAAAGGTCTGCTTCCACTTTTAGCAGCAGGAACTCCTGATCTTTCTTCATAGGAATATAGAACCCTGAAGGATGTGATAGGCTCAAGTCTTCTGATTGCTGCCTCACCTGTTCTAGTCACTTTTCTAGTGATCAGGCCTTCCCTGTCAATCTTCTCTTCAAGGACATTGTCATCTATCAAGGTGTTGATTCTACCTATCACAGATGCTTCATCTATTCCTGTAGCCTGTGCTATCTGTGGAATGGTGATGGCAGGATCATTCTGAATCTGCTTCACTATATTCCGCTGCACCTCATTCAAGATGTATTCTGCAAATAGTTCTTCCTTCACGAATTCATCCATGCTGCTGAAAAGCATTTTATTTGATTCTAGGATTTTGAATCTGTCCCTGCTGAATCCTTTGCCTTCAAACTTGGCTAGGATTTCTGCATCCTTTTCAGATATTGAACAGGTCAGGTGCTTGTGATCTTCAAAGGATGCCCCCACCTGGACTACTTCTGTAGGCTGTGGTGCTTGCAAAGAAGAAAGTCCTACTAGGCTTCTGATCTCTTCCCTATCCATGTTCTCAATGACCTTCTGAAGGATTGTAGGATTTAGGCTATTCAATGAATTGATGATCTGCTGTGAATTGTCATCCTCTTTCTTTTCGATTGCTGAAAGACCTAGTTTTTCTCTGATCTCTTCCTGCGTCATGTTAGCAGAAATGATGGCTTCAGAGAATTCAAAATTGATAGGCTCAGTCTTCTTCAGTTCTAGCTGTGCTGTGATATCATTGAACTTGTATAGGTAATTGATGGTCTCTTCTAGGCTTCGCTGCTTGGCATTCACATAGGTATTCTGAAATAGTTCAGATGCTTCCCTGAGTTCTGCCCTGCCACCTAGCTGACCTTCAGTCTTCACACCAAAAAGCATAGGTGAAGTCACCTTGTGTCCTGAGAAGATTTCCTGCTGTACAGTCTTATTCAAAAGGTCAAAGTGCTTATCCAATTCAGTCCCTGACAGGTCTACTATTGAAGGCTCATTCTCTTTGCTGTCATTGAATGCAAGCATGAACTTTCCTGCATTCTTTGATCCTGAGAATTTATCTTTGAATTGTCTTTCAATTCTATCTTCTTCTTCCTGTGAAACTTTGCCCCCATTCAGGTTGATCAACTTGGAAGAAAACATTCCGTTATTGATCGTGTTCAGGTGGTATTCCCCTATAGATATGTCTAGTTCAATGTAGGATATTGCACCCCTGTAGTCAGGTAGGCTGTAAGTATTTGCACCTGCTCTGTATTCCTTGAAGTACAGAATCTGTGATCCTGTTCTATTGTTAGGATCAAAGGCAGGGAAGGTCTCATAGTCAGGTCTAGGGTTGACATTGTCATTCTTGATCCAATTATCAGACACATAGAATTCAGAATTCTCATTGTTAGTTCTGACCTTGTAGTAGTCTACATGATAGAGTTCAGCTATTTCACCTGTGGCCTTTGTCCAAATCACTTGAAGGTAGTACCCTCCAAAGATGCTCAAATCTGTAGTCAGTTTCTTTGTCAATTCATTCAAGGATTCATCTTCAGAATTCACCTTGTTGATCATGCCGTAGGCCTTCGCCTTTTCCATTGGATCATCAGCATTGACTGACCACCCATTCCCACAGATGTAGTCTACCTTCCCTGTCAAAATTGCATTGTGCTTTGCAGAATTGTTGTAGATTCTTAGTAGGTAGTTTGGATAGTCATTTCTCTCCCCGTAGTATATCCAATCCTTCCCCTTCACTTCCTTGTAAATGGGTAGAGGCACTTGGTCAAATTTGAAAAATTTTATCATGCTGTTGTATAAGTTTTGTATTCCCCATTGTAGCCATCATATCTGACCACTCCTGCTGTTGACAAATTCACTGCTGTCAGTTCCATCTTTCCTGTGGCTATGATATCAGCACCACTTCCTGCCTGTGTCACATAGTATCTCCAAAAGCCAACAGTGCTATTCTGAAAAGAAGCCTGAAGGATATTGAATTCTGAGTATCTTTCCTTGAATGGGCTGACATCTGCTAGGCTTAAGGTCACCTCTTCCTTTGTCACTTCATGCTGAAATAGGAAGGTGTAGGTGTTGCTGCTTGTTTCCCTCTTATCAAATAGGGCTATGTAGATAGCACTTGCTGATCCTTTCTGAATTATAACCATAACCATAAATACAAAATAGACTACCCATGTACACAAAAAAAAACACCTTCCAAATGAAGGTGCTTTTCACATAAACAACAAACCAAATATTAAGCAGATACAGGAGGAGTTCCTGTGAACAAGGCTGCTAGTTCTTTCTCATTGCCTGTGAAGGTCAATGTGTAGCCATTACGATCACCAAAGGCAGTACCTGTAGCAGAACCACCGCCTGTGATATCCAAACCATTTGCATATCCAAGCACCCAAATAGTATCATTGTTGTCCTTAACTAGGGCTACTAGTCTATTCTTAGCCAAGAGAAGAATCTCATTTCGGGTATTTACTTGCAATTTGTTTAGAATGATTTCTAAGGTCTGAGCGTAGAACACAGTGCCATTCTGAACATTGGTGTTGACAGCCTCTGCAAAGTTTGAACTTTCTTTTACTAGTTCGTACTTCCAAAAGTATTTGCCTGCATCCATAGTGACAGCAGTAATTGTACCGCTAGCACCTGTCCAAGAAGCCACATCTTCTACCGCTGCAAACCATACTTCCTTCAAACCGCCAATAGAATCTTTGCAGTCAAGGGTATAGGATTGAGTTAAGGCACAAGGCATAGTTTTTTAATTTAAAGTGTGAAGGGGAAGATGCCACCATCCTCCCCAATTTTATTTAGGCTACATGAAGTTTCCAATATACTACTTCATCAGGGAATGCTACCTGAATACCTAGTTTGAACTCTACTACAAATCTCATCTCATCTGCCTCTTTAGCATAGAACAATTCAAAACGATCCTGCTCATTTAGCATATCTGTACCAAGGTACAAGTTGCTCATAGAAACACCGAACATCTTATCAGTTCCGTTCAATCCGTTCACACCAATCAATTTGATTGCAGTACCTGGGATCACTAGTTCCATATTAGCCAAATCCACAGGGTAGTGGAATAGGTTAGCAGTTCTAAGTGCAATCACATATTCTCTGAAGGTATCATTTCCGCAGAAGATAACCACATCATCCTTGTCCAAAAGGGCAGCAGGAAGAACAGCGAAGATAGAATCTACAGCAGCGATCACATTTGAAGAAGTCAAAGTGGTCAAGTCAGCAGCGTTTCCATCAATTGGATCACCTGCTCCACCGAATCCTAGTCCATCAATGATCTTGATAAGACCATCAAATCTTGCAAGGTTAGCAGTTCCTGAAGCAGTATCACCCTGCCATATTGCAGTCTCCAAAGCAGCACCAATTCTCTGAACTTTCTGTGCAGAGTATTCAGTAGCATAAGCCATGTAGTCATAGCTTGATCCTTCACGCAAAGCCTTCTGAGTATACTTAGCTTCAAAAGTCTTAGGGCAAATTGATTCCTGAACCTTGATCTTTCCTACAGTCAAAGTTCTCTGAGTGATAGTAGTAGTTCCTGAACTGTTGAATCCACATGATCCACCTGCTTGGAATACTGCATCTGTAGTCATTACATTGATAGTCTCAGCAGATTTGATACCTACCTGGACATTTCCTCTTGCTTCAATCAAAGAAGCTGTTTTTGCAGAGAAGATAGCAGCAGATGTAAGCTGCAATTCGTTCTCCTTAACATAGTTAGTTAAAGCTGATAAATCTAAGGCCATTTTATTTTTGTTTTAAAATTTGAAATGCTTTTTGAATGTTTGCATATCTATCATCCTTCTCTACTTTCATAGCCTTATGAAAGGAATTGGGTGAAGAGATTGCTTTCTCACTTGGTTCTTTGGCAAGAGATTCAAGAACTACAGCAGAAAGTTTCACTGCCTGCTTCATTTCTTCATTCTTCTCTTCCATTGCTTTGATCTTGTAGGCTAGTTCTTCAACTTTCTTTTCAAGATCACTCATGGCCTCTTCTACTTTGGCCATTGCCTCATCCTTTTTAGGCTCTTCAGCAGGTACTTCTTCAGCAGCCTCTATTTCCACCTCTACAGATGGTGCTTCTGCTGCCTTCTTTACTTCTGCAATTTTACCTTCTTCAAGGACTACCACTATTTCACCTGATTCTAGCTGATGTTCTCCAACAGGTGCAGGGATTGATTCACCTTCTGCTCCTACTACAAAGATTTCACCTGATTCTAGATCATAGGCTACAATAGTTCCATCTACTAGTTTGCCTTCAGTCATTGCAAAGGCTGTCTTCTTTTCTGCTTCTGAGAAAAGGAGTTTCTTGATTTGTACTAGTGCTTCTTTTGCGTTCATAATTGTAAGTATTCGTTTAGTATTTAATGTTCAATTTGACTCAATATTTTGAAAATTTGTGACATGATTTGCTCCTCCTCTGTGATCACCTTGTTTGTCTTCTCATATCTGAAAAGCCCCTCCACAGAAAAGCCTTTGAAAGTTCCTGCCTTCACTTCTTCCCATATCTTTTCATTCTCTACCTTGAATGACCCAAACCATGACCCATCAGAGACTTCTTCAAATCCCTTGGGAGGCATGATTCCCTTCTCCCTGTCAATGATGTAGGATTCAAACATGAAGACCCCATCCACAGGTGTAGAATGCTCTACATTTACCTTGGATTGGTAGCCCTTCTTGAAGAAACGCTGCACTATCTTCTTGATCTCAGCAGCAGAAAAGGTCACATAGTATTCTTCATCTGCATCCCTTCTGTAGATCGGCAAATCTGCAATCATCAAAGGCCCTGTCACGATCTTCTGTTCAGGGTTCTCTATGCTGAATTGATTCAAGCCTACAGCCTGGAAGTCATCCTGATTCATCTTTGATTCTGCCCATCTTAGCATAGGTTCACCACCCCACAAAAGATATGAAATAGTGCCACAGGCTTCTGTGTCTTCAGGCTTGTAGTCATCCGCTGCTCTACTTAGGTAGGAATAAGTCCTACGGATGGTCTCCCTAGAAAGTGGTTCTCCTTTCATGATCTGAGTCGCTCTGACCTTCCCTACCTGAGTAGCACATCTGTTCCCTATTTCTTCATTCAAACGGATTCCCCTTTCAGCATTGTCCTTTGCTGATTGGGGATAGTCAGAATATGAGTCTTCCTGAAATCTACCTTCCCACATATTGGAGCAAATAGCCACAGCCTGCTCTGATTCCTTACCTTCATTGATCACATATTCTATGCATCTAGGTAGGAACTCCTCTTTTGATTCGTTTGGTGCAGGCTCTACAAATTGATCTTTGAAAGCAAGAAAGTTTTTCTGTATTGCAGGGTATTCTACCAAGGCAATGAAATCTACTTCTTCATCATCTTCAATAGCATCCCCTATCATCATTTGATATAGTGGTATTTTCTTCTCCATGTCTTTAAGTATTAGAATCCTGCTCTGCGTTCAATATCTGCCACCCTCTTCTGAGTGCCTGTCACTTCACTTTCCACTACAAAGGCCCTGAGTGGTGGCTGATTATTCATGACCTGACCTAGTGCTGTCACAGGGCTATTCCCTACAGTAGGAACTCCTGATGTCACAGCAGGTGCAGATGCAGAGATATTGGGTGCAGATACACCACCTCCACCGCCTGGTACTTTTGTGCTTACAATCTTTCTGACATTTGCTATACCTCCTGCAATAGCTACACCTGCTGCCACCGCTGCCAAAGCAGGGCCTGCCACAGGGATACCTACCATTGACTGATAGGCCTTCTGTGCTGAAAGATAGGTGTCAATCGTAGCCTGTGCCACAGCGAAAGCCTTCCCTGCTGCTGTCTCTTTTCCTACTAGATTAGAAAGTCCACCTAGAAGCCCTGCAATCTTGGAAGCATTCTCCATCTTTGCATTCACTTCTGCTTTGTCTATTTCTATCCTAGCATCAGCATTTGCCTTGATGCCTTCTGTGAATTCGGCTTCAGTGATCAGGCCTGCCTGCACTTGCTCCTTCAGTAATGCATCTTTTTTGTCAAGCAAATCCTTCTGAATTTGGAAGGATAGGTCAGCCTGTGCCATCTCCCTATCAAGTTCTGCTAGGTCTTCTGCTGCCTTCTGTTCATCTATGGTGAATTGAAGTGCTGCTAGTGCCTGCTGTTCCTGTGTTGCTAGTTCTAGGACTAGGGCTGTCTTCTGATCTGCTGTCAGTTTCTCATTATCAAATATCTCCTGTCTCTGCTTCTCATAATCAAGTAGAATCTGCTGTCTAGCTTTCTCATTTTCATCCTTGATGCCTTGAAGTCTAGTCTGAGTTCTAATGTCATTTAGCTGTTTTTGGAAAGCCTCTTCTTTGTCAGCATCTTCCTTCTGATATTTATCTTTGATGTCCTGGAGTTCCTTCTGCTTTGATGCTTCTAGGATGCCATCATCTTCAATCCCTGCTTCTTTCAACTTTAGTAGTTTATCTGAATAGGCCTTTTCTACAGCCTCTTCTTCTTGCTTCTGTTTGTCAAGCATCTTGATTCTAGCATCATTCAAGATGGCTAGTGCTTCCTGTTCCTTTTGGTTCTGCTTCTCCCTTTCTGCTGCTGCCTTTTCACCTGCTGCTTTCTGTGCATCCAAAACAGATATTTCAAATCCTGCCTGCTTTTCCTTTAATTGATTGAGACTTGCTTCTGCTTCCTTGATAGTCTTATCACCTTCTGCTGCCACCCCTTCAGGATCAAAAATCATATTAGCTAGACCACCGCTGAATCCTTCTTCCAAGCCAAAGTCCTGACCTAATTTTTTGCCTACTTCATCTATGGTTGCAAGAATAGCAGTGATAGGTAGTGAAATGAAACGAATGATTCCCTGAAGGATATCCTTGTTTCTTTGGGATGCTTCTACCTGTGCCTGCTTGGTAGCTTCAGCATTCTGTAGGTTGATCTCTGCTGACTTGATAGCCTCTTTCGTTTGGGCTATCTTCATCTGAAGGATTTCTGCTTCTGACTTTCCTTGAAGTTTTAATTGATTCGCCTGCCCATCAATAGCATCAAGTTTTTCCTTGTTTGCTTCTAGGTCTTTTTGGGTGGCTTCATTGAGTTTCTTTTGTTCACTGCCTACACCATTGACTAGACCCATTATGTCCTCCCAATA